AAGAATTGAAGATACCAGGGCTAGAGGAAGAAGACGATGAAGCTCTTTATGAACGGTACTTGATGAGGGCAAGACGTGAAGCTGTCAGTGCCAACAAAGCACACTATAAAAAGTGGGCTGAAGAAGTAGAAGGAGTTGGGAGAGCGAAGGTTTTTCCTCTCTGGAATGGTGAAGGTACAGTGAAAGTTGTCATCACAGATGGTAATTTTGATGTTGCGACGGATCTGCTCGTCAATAAGGTTCAAGAATATATTGATCCGGTTCCAGGGGAAGGGGAAGGCCAAGCACCTATTGGAGCGACTGCAACTGTTGAAAGTGCCAAGTGGAAAGATGTTGAGGTGTCCGTATCTGTGGAGCTTAAAATGGATTACTCCATTGAGGATGCACAAGAGGAAATTGAAGAGAAGGTCAAAGCGCTTCTAAAATCACTTGCCTTTGAAGAAAATGTGATCAGAATGTCAGCGATCAATGACATTTTGTATCATGCGGATAGTGTCTCTGATTATGCGGATGTCTTGATCAATGGTGAAGCCAAAAACTTGCCGCTCCAAGACATTGAAATTCCGCGTCTAGGGCAGGTGATCGTCAATGAGCAAGTATGATGATATGAAAGCCTATTTACCTTCTTACCTAACGGAGATCACTGAATTTGATGAATTAATGAAATCAGAGGCTCCTGAGATGGAAAGGCTAGATGATTCTATTTTTGATATGACTGATCAGCTTTTTCCGATCACAGCCACATGGGGGCTGAATCGATGGGAAAGAATGTTGAAGGTGCAACGTGAGTCGGGTGATTCTATTGAGCTGCGAAGGGCACGTATATTGAATCTCATGTCCAACATTCCACCGATCACGTATGCATCACTTGAAAGAGCGGTGAACCGGTTTTTGAAGAACCCTAGTGCGGTGGTTCGTCTTACAACTGGCCGCTATCATTTCTCTTTACGGGTGAACCTGGATGATCTGCAAAACACAAGATATATCGTTGAAACACTGGAAAATCTCAAACCGGCTCACTTGGCTTACAAATTCACAAGCATACATCACACAGATGTAAATGAAATTAAAGACTACCATAATAGGCTCACACTGCGTAGCAGAGTGGGTTTTTTTGATCACATCCCGATTCTGCTGAATGGAGAGTTTTTACTTAATGGCACTTTTTATTTGAGCGGATCGCGCAATTCAACAGATATTCCAGTGCGCTTCCGGCAATCTTTAAAGCTGGCCATGAAGCTCAAAAAAGAAATGAAAGTTCTTGGACGTACAAGATATGTCATGGTAGGAGCCAAACATGAAACGGATCAACAAGCAGCTCTTACACTTCGATCTCGTTTCAAACACGTAAATAAAGAAAAAAGGAAAGTAACATTCCGCATGGCTGCTCATGTATCAAATGAGCAAAGCGGAAGTGTAATCATTAAGCAGAAATATTGGACGCTTGATGGATCAGTACCGCTAGACGGTTCAAAATATCTAGCTGCCACGTCCAAACAAATAGATTTATAAAGGAGGATCATAATGGCTGATCAATTAACCGTTACAACGCTTTATGCTCGCCAACAAATGGCCAAGGCTAGAGCAGAAGGAACAAAGCTCACAAAAGTCGTTAAGATGGCTTTTGGGAATGGTGGGACGAAAGATGGCAAGCCAATCTCCCTGGATGGAACAGAACAAGAATTAAAGAGTGAGCTTGTTCAAAAAGAAATTGATTCATATGAATTCATGGAGCCGGCGAAGATCCGGTACACGTGCACCATCGCTGAAGGAGAACTGGCAGGAGAAGTGATCAACGAACTAGCACTTGTCGACGAAGACGGCAAATTCACCGCAATCCGCACTATGACAGACAAGCAAAAAGATGGTGACATTGAATTCATCTTTGAGATTGATGATATTTACTAGGAAAGGAGTGCTCATCGATGGACATTAAATCTCCTAAAGTATTCGAAACAAGTGACAAAGCTCATGCGGATTTGTTCAATGAAATGGTTAAAGTGTTGCTTGAAAATGACTCTGGACTGTTAGATCAGATCATTGAACATATTGGCGATACTAAGCCGCATGCATCTGAAGAAGAGAAGAAGAAATGGAATGAATCACAGCTATATAAAATCACAGCCGATGACGGCAAATACTTGATCTCTGTTCCAGCTGACAAAAATATTTATGATGCGATTAAAGACAAAGGGACCTGTACTTTCATTGCATCCCCAGGTGTAGAAGATTCCCCAGCACCAAGCAATGCCTATTTGAGAGGTATTCAGACGGTGGGACAAAACAACATCGGAACCGGTTTTGCGGTAGACACGTCAGGTAATGCCTATTACTTCTACTATAATTCTACCCATATATCTATCACTTGGACGCAGCTGCCGACAACAGCTGAAAAAGATAAATGGAACAACGGGCAGTTATATAGGCTCACACCAAACGATGGAAGAGTTGCAAGAGTTCCAAATGGTACTGATATATTCACTTTACCGACTGGGTCGTATATGGGAGCTCAACTCCTTAATGCTCCAGTAGAAAATGATACCAGTTTTTATTATGTTGAAGTTTTAGAAACAGCATATGTCCAAAATGAAATTAATTACAAAAGAATTATTGTCACAAGGTCATTTGATAATATGACTTGGATTGGAACGTTCCACGCTCAAGGATTTCGAGGCTGGAAAAAAACGCTGACCGTAGAAGATGTGGCAAACAGCACCTTTGTTGATACTTATGATCAAGATAATTCATCTGTTTCAGCCGCTGAAAATGTTGCAACAAAGCTTGTTTTTGGCGCAACACGAGCAGACGACTTATCAGAGTATAACCGCTCTCGCGCAGAAATTACACTGAAAAATAGCGGTCTTTATTTGATAAGGCTTTATGTTACTAGCACTAACATCACAGTCGGATCAGATAATATTTTAGCTTGTTATGTCAATGGATCAGAGTATCAAAGGTTTGGAAACTGGAATCCAGCGACATCATCAAGTACGTGTGTGCTTTATTTATTACAAAAATTTAAAGCTGGAGATAAGGTAACTTTCTATATAACACCAAAAGGGACCAAAAAAACAGTATCAATAAACACAGCTTACGTTACCATGTCTCAGTTGAGATAGGAGGGAAAAGATGAATAAGGCACTAGCGATAAGATACTTATACCCAAATGCTGAATTAGGTGTTGATTATTCGGTTCGGGATGATGGAGAAGGACAATTTATAGACAAGTGGTTATTAGACGATCCTATACCTTCAGATGAAAAGTTGGATGTTGCATGGCAAGAGTATTTGAAATTAGACAATGAACAGCCTATGACTGAGGTTGAAAAACAATTGCTTCTTATTGGGGAACAGTTAGCGAAAGAAAAAATTGCTCGTCAACAATCAGAAAGAGTAAATGCAACGTTAGGGCAGCAACTGGCCGAGATGAGAATAGAAATCCTTAAATTAAAAGGGGGAGTTACTGATGAATCTTAATTTTTGGGTGTTAGCCCTATTTTATAAATGGGCCACAACTGCAATGGTTAAACAAGCAATTTCCTTTGATGACTGCTCTATTCACGATTTAGTAGAGGGCGTTCAAGAGGAATATGTTACACATGATCAATACAAAGATATAACCGGTGAAGAATATAAAGAAACGCCAGAAGCCGAGTAGAAAGGCTTTTTATTTTGCCTTCTTTAAGGGGGTGATTAAGTGAGGAGGTAGGTGAGTATGGTGGAAATGGATTTGACTCAATATTTGATGACACAAGGACCCTTTGCGGTTCTTTTTTGCTGGGTACTGTTTTATGTCCTCAATACAACTAAAGAGCGTGAAAACAAGCTCAATGAACAAATCGAAGCGCAAAATGATGTGTTAGCAAAGTTTAGTGAGAAGTATGATGTTGTGATCGACAAGCTCGATAAAATTGAACGGAATTTAAAATAATAGGAGGAAACAATTATGAAAAACTTCGACAAAGGCACTGTGATCCGCACGGTGCTTCTATTTATGGCATTAATCAACCAAACTTTAATTATTTTCGGTAAACCAGTTTTACCGATTGAAGAAGATCAAATCACATCATTGGCTGAGACATTATATCTTGCTGGCTCAATGATCTTCACAATCGTAACAACCCTTGCCGCATGGTTCAAAAACAACTATGTTACCGAAAAAGGAAAACAACAGAAAGAAATTCTGAAACAAAAAGGACTTTCAAAATAAACGGCTGCCATTAGGCGGCTTTTTTTAATTATCAAAATAAAAATTTAAGGAGACGATGAACGTGGTAAAAATCATTCAAGACTTCATTTCAAAAGGGAATAACAATCGACCAGGCAACTATATGAAGCCTTTATATATTACGGTCCACAACACAGCGAATACAGCAAAAGGAGCTAACGCAGCAAGTCACGCTGCATTCGTCAAAAGGTCTAGTACAGCGGTGAGCTGGCACTTTACTGTGGATGAAAATTGTATCTATCAACATCTCCCGTTGAACGAAAACGGATGGCATGCAGGAGATGGACGAGGAACCGGAAACATGAAGTCAATTGGAATTGAGATTTGTGAAAATGCAGACGGCAATTTTGAAAAGGCGGTAGAGAACGCCCAATGGCTCATTCGTGAGCTGATGACAGAGCAAGGCATTCCATTGGCAAACGTTGTGCCACATAAGAGATGGAGTGGGAAACAATGTCCACGAAAGCTGCTTAATCGCTGGGACAGCTTCAAGGCAGGTATTGCCACCGCTCATACAGGTAAAAAGGCAACAGCAAAGCCTGTGAAAGCGACACCTGTCAAAAATACTTCATCCAAAAAAACAGCTTCCAAGCCTGCTAAAAAGTCATTTAACTTACCATCTGGCATCATTAAAGTGACCAAGCCTCTTACAAAGGGGGCAGGAGTAAAAGCATTGCAGGAAGCCTTGGCTGCTGTGTATTACTACCCCGATAAAGGCGCAAAAAATAACGGTATTGATGGCTATTATGGTTCAAAAACAGCAAATGCGGTCAAACGATTCCAATTGATGCATGGACTTGTTTCTGATGGTATTTTTGGACCTAAAACAAAGAAAAAGCTACAGAATATACTAAACTGATTTGAACTAATTAAATTCCCCATTTATAAAAATGGGGAATTTAATTAGTTTTCAAGTGCACTTACAAAATAAACACGTTTATTGTCATTGAGAGGGTTATACTTTACCTTTAGTACTTTGTGCTTTTTAATTCCCTCATCGGTTTGGATTGAGAAAATATCACCTTTCCACAAATCAAATTCTCCGGTTTTTAAATTTTTTTCAATCTCCTCTTTAGTAGTACGAAAAATAAATTCCCCTTCACTATCATTTAAACTTTCAATTCTTCTAAATTCAATAATTGTTGAAGCATCCATAAAAAGCCCTCCTTTTATTGTTAAATTATAACATAAAAATGAATGTTTTTTTAAGGTGATCA